CTATTGTCTGTTTTAATGGCCGTGTGATTAAGCCAAAAAGCACTCTGAAAATACTTCATCTTAGTGATAGGAAAAGTCAGAGCTCGAATATTGACCTGCATAGTTCTAAATGTAATGTCATAATCCATAAGCATGCACCCTGGCACTTGTTCCACCGAAGACCTTGTGTAAACAAGCAACTCGCCAGGACCCCTATGGGTTAAATCTTCATCATTTAGTATGTCAGTTGGATACACTTCATAAGGTGGAAGATACGTTGCAGTATGATTTTTCCATAACGGTCCAAAAACAGTGTTTTTGTCGCTAAGCAAAACACTCAGAAAGTTGGCACTAGATGAATCAACAGCCGGGTTAGCAACACTCTTGTTGACCATCAAAGCGATATCCCCTTGGGTGCCAGTGCCAACAGCTGTTATGAAGTGAAAAGACAAACTATGAACCACGAACTCTGCATATATACCAGCATACGATTTCAACAAACTACTTGTGAGTGCATGGGGCACCAACGGGGCCCCACCAACCAAGTACCAACCAGAAAGTCCTGTCTGAACAGCGTTGAGATTAATAAAGAAATCTCGACCCCGGACGCGAACCCCATTTCTAATAGGGGTCACAACCGGTTCACTACCCCCAACAGTATTTCCAATTGCAACAGGTACAGTGTCTATTCTAGCCACGGGTCCAAACTCAGGCATTTTAGAGGGAGGGGGTGCGGGCTTAGGAATTCTCCTTACAGGACGAAGCCGAGGACGCCCACCATCCGAGCCTGAGGCCGTGGAGTTAGTATTGTTTTTATTTTTCAACATATTTCTCACTATTGGAAAATCTAAGAAGAACTAATAGTTTGTATGGGATCCCTCAACATAAAGGGACTGTTCACCCGCGCTCCAGTGGCCTACCGTGCAGTCTCTTGGCCATTATATTGACCCAATCAAATTGGTTTTGGTAGGTTAACGCGAGCCCCATTAAACACAAACACGGAACTAAGAACAATCAGCAAAGACGGACCGGGGAGTCCATTCCTCGCCAAAACAAACAATAGCAAGCTTATCGTAATACTCCTCCAAACTGATCTGTTCGCAAGGAGTAACACCAAAAGCAGCCCAAAAGGACGCTCGAGCTTCATCCGTAATTGGACGAGCTTTCGCATTACCTTTGAGACCAACCTCACGCATAAACCAAGGCATTAGCTCATCACTGGAGAGCTCTGATTTCTTTTGTCCTTTGGTATTTCTGTATGAGGTTATGCCACTGCGGACAAACATCTGGTAGAACGATTGGAAGATTGGCATTCCGCCTGCTATAGACAGTCCGCCAGTTCCAACTGCATTCAACCACAAACGAAAGTAGTCGAGGGAAACATTGTTCTTCAAAAGAACAGAATCCTTGGCAATCGCACTCCAAGGATTCCTGCACATCCTCCATTTTTCATTATCGTGCACAGGCTTACATTGACAGAATTCCACTTCCTCAAACTCATAGACTGGAGCCTCAATGGCCATATTGAATCCCATGTCCCAGAACCAGTCAAACAAACCTTCAGAAAATCGTGCTAAATCGGCCTTCTCCATAAAGACCACACAATCATCTCCATTGTTTGCCAACTGTCCATTGACACCTTTTTCCAACAAGTACGCATGTATCATGGAAACCATAAGAACACAATTGCCTAAGCTAGTGTTCATATCCCCAGACATACGTGTACCTTCGGTGGTATAGGATAAAACTCCATCCTCAGCGAACCCAGTGCAGTGGTTCTTTAACTGATGTGTGAGTATAGAATTAAGCTTATCTTTGTGCACCTTTCGTTTGAAACAGTCAAGATAGACACCATGCTCAAATTTCAGCGCGTCCACGGAAACGTGCTGATCGAAACGTGAAGCATCCAGGCCTACCGCCACAGGATGCTTGAACATGTCCCATTTCTCACGGAGGCAACCCGCAACTTGGAACACATCCATGCCTTTCATAACTGTCCGATGCTTGAAAAGACGTCCCAAACTTTTAAAAACCCTTTCTTCTAGTGGTTTTAGATATTTCCCAAGCCTAATGTTAAACTTGGGATCCCTGGGTGATATAACCCTAGGGACGGGATCGGCTTTACTAGTCCTATCAGTCTTCTCGTATTTAATAAATACTTTAACTTTTGCATCCTCGGCAAGAGATGAATTTCCCAATTCCATCTCCTGCAGAGCTTGCTCATACACCACCTTCTTGCGGCCTCTATAGCTGTCAACGAATTGACGTGCTGTAATAGGGGCGGTCGATGGAAGGTAAGTGCTGAGCAACTTCCTGGTCTCACCTAACCGAGAAAATGCGCCAGCCACAGGCTGAGGAGGAGACACGAATTCATCTGTTAAACCTGTCTTGGATCTGACATTTTTAACACAGAAAACGCGCTCTTTCACAGCACGCTCTAGAGTACTGATCTTGTGATTGAACGGAACAACATCGATGTCTGGTGAGACACCGGCGACACGCACATAACTACGTTTCTTTGTTAATCCCAATCGTCGAGTGACACGCAAACGGGTGCCAGAGACTGTGGCTCGACTTTGTCCACAGCCCCTCCCGTGTCCAACGACTGGGCACCCCTATTCGGGAAGCGTTCCCATTACTGAGAACACTTTTCCGAATTGGTGTACTTTGCCAGTAATCATACCAACGATAGAGTCATCTTGCATAGCCACACGCATATTGTTGTGGACTATAGTTGGCACAAAGGACAAAAACATTGCCCTGTCAATAGCAATGATTTTGTCGCAAGTTCTCATATCCCGGTATTCAGCCCCTTCCAAACACTTAACCAACCATTTCCTGGTTACTAATGTGTTTGCCTGTGTGAAAGGTCTGGCGCCAAATTTCAAGTAAGCCTCTTTAGCCAATGCCATCGCGAATCGAGACCTGCCTCCTTTTTGTATTCTAGCTGTCTTTTTAACATTATTAATGACAGTCTTGGTCTCGCCTCCAGTCGATACAGTTTTCTTGAAATTGACTTCCTCAACTTGTAGAAACGATACAGGTGAAGCTGTTGTCGCTTCCAACTCACCCAATAATTTCTCTGCATACTGATGCACGGTCGATCCATGCACAAGCCTATCGAATGCAAATTTCATCCATTTGCAACCCCATTTAGACAAAACAACAACTTGGTCTGTCGGGAACATAATAGTAGCAGTAGCCATAGTTCTCTATTAACGAGTAAAG